TCATTTCCTCTCCATTAAAACCTTAATCAGCCTTTCTTTCTCTGCAAGCAGTTCCTCTAAATGTTTCACCTTTTCCTCAAGCAAAATATTTTGGCCTACTGTCACATCGCTATTAATAGCTGCCACAGAACTATTACCATTGGCAATGGCGTTATGACTTGCCTGTTGGTCATCAAAAAAGTAACTAACTGGCACTCCCAAAGCATTAGCTATCGTTTCAATAGTACTGATTTTAGCATCACTTCCATTGAGAACTGCATCAAGTGTAGTTCTCGCAATTTTAGTCCGACTATACAATTGAGCCTTTGTAATTTTTGCATCGGACATAGCTTGTTCAATCTTTCTAACATTCAGCATTTTACAAAAAATATGTAGCGTTTTAGATATTATTAACGTAGTATTTAAGCTACATTTATAGCACAAACACTACATTTGCATTATAAAGTTAAACAATAAACCATAAACCTCAAAGAAAATGGCAGAAAATCAAGTAAAAGTACGTCCAGCTTTAACGGATTTAAAAGTAGGCGGAGAGATTACTTTCCCCATAGCGAAAACCAAGAGTGTGCGTGCCCAGGCGTCTGACCTCGGGTTAATTCTCGACCGCAAGTATCAAACAGAGACTGATCGCGAAAAACGCACCATAACAGTAACCCGATTAAAATAAGCCATAAATAATAAAGAAGTAATGAAAAGTATACTAGAATCACTAAGAGATAAAGTTGAGAATGGTTCAATAACAATCAGAGAAGCGGCAATTGCACTACATAAAGCCGGTTGGACAAACTTCATTGACATAAATGCAACCAATGCGTTGCTTTTCAATCGTGAAAGAAATCACTAGATAAATGCAATGTGTACGTAAAAAATTAAATTATGAATTTCAACAGAGTCACTAAACAAATCATCGTTTTTGTAGCAGGCTTCATTATGTTCTTCTGCCTGCTCGGTATAGCAGGTACCACTGATCGTACAGAACAAATAGTTTATGCTATGCCACAAGAGGCATACGAAGCTATATATCTGAAACTCGGCAACGGATGCACCGACCGTCAAATAGCCGATGAATATATGGCCAATAAACAATATTACGATGCATTGTCGCACTAAACAAAGGAAATAACGCTCTATGCTCACACTTGATTTCATAGATAAGTCTGTCACTTATGACACGTTCGTCCACGATGTTGCTACGTCAGTAGTTCGAATACTCGCTGACACACGTAACGATCCAGAAATGGTTAGTCAGCGACAAGCATACGCAATGTTTGGTCGTGGTAATGTGGATAGATGGCGCAAGCAGGGTAAAATAACTCCCTGTAAGCGCCCGGGCAAAGTTGAATATCGCACAGTAGAGTTACGCGTCCTTCAACAAAAACAACAAGACTATTTCAAATGACAACCAGATCCGATAGTGTAGGAAGCACATCAATGGAAAGTAGTAGTTCGAATCTGCTTCGGATCACAAAAGCAAACTGTATTATAAACCTTTTAAATTTTTAATTATGAGCAATGCTATTTCATTGGCTAAAGAATTGCAACAAACGAAAGCAATTGACGTAATACGCAATGAACGTGTACGTAGCCAGTTTATCAGCGTGTATAATTCCATTTGGAAAGAAGGCGGAGAAAACGTCTATGAACGTGAAGCTATTTACTTCAACCAGCAGTTACGCGACAAAGAAGAGTTACGCTTATGCTCCGGAACATCTATCTTCTATGCGTTTATCGACCTTGCTGTTAAAGGTATCACATTGGCTCCCGGTACGCAAGCACTGTGTTATCTTCTTACCCGGAACTGCAAGGTAGGAGTTGATTCAAACGGCAATGAAGTTTGGGAGAAAATATGTAGCCTCGCTATCTCCGGATATGGGGAGCTGGCACTGCGTGCAAAAGTTGGACAAATACGCCATGCCGACAATCCAGTTATTGTCTACGACGGAGATAGTTTTGAATATGGAGAGAAGAACGGAGTGAAGATTGTCAATTACATGTCTGCATTTCCTCGCAAAAGCGACCGTATTGTTGCTTGCTTTGTCAAAATCACACGTGCAGATGGGTCAATTGACTATTCAGTTATGACAGAAACCGACTGGAAACGGTTACAAGGTTATTCAGAGAAACAAAATTCCTATAAAGACCGTCGTACCGGAGAAACTGTAGTGAAAAGCAATGCACTCTACAATATCAATGGGCAAATTGATACTGGCTTTCTCATTGCCAAATGCATCAAACACGCTTTCAAGACTTATCCTAAAATCAATATCGGTAAAGGATCCGTCATGGAATCCGACATCATTGATAACCCACAAGGAGGTTTCGACCCTTACAGTGGAATCGATACCACACAACCCGAACCACAAGAAAAGCAGGAAGAGCAACATTTCGCGCCTCAACCTGATATGTCGGCAGGGGTAACTATTGACCCAGCAAGTCAAGGAGATAACGATGATACTTTTTAATCTTAATACATTGTACATATGTCTTCAGAATTAGCAATCATCAAGCAGGAAAATATACAGACCATAGTGTCTGCTGCTCCGCAATCATATAGTGACAACAAGCTGTCATGTGAAAGATGTATCAGTGCCGGGCAATCTATACTCAATACCATTACAGCTAGTGGTGGAATGACTGACGAACTTGATAAGGAAGCAGCTCTTTTCATCGAGAAAGCTCGTAAAACAGTCAAGAAAATGAATGAGAAGCGTTCGCCTGTCACTAAACTTTTTGATGACATTCGCCGAGAGTTTACGGTAATAGAGAATGCTATTGACCCCACAAAAGCAGATACTATCCCCTATAAACTCCAACAATACCGTAACCAGTACGCAGCCAAGAAACGTGCTGAAGAAGAGAAACGTCGTCAGGAAGAGTACAAACGCCAGCAAGCGGAACAAGCTCGTGTAAAATTGAGACAAGACATTGAAGGGGATTTTAAGACCCAATTTCAGACATATCTCAATCAATCCATTAATTGGCTCACCGCAAAAGATAGTAGTGTTACGCTTGAGAACTATAACACAGTGTACAGTGAGGTAAAGAACTTTTCGGCTTCTCTTCCAGCTGACTGGTTACAGAATCTCCATACTCTCATCCGTATACCTGGCAATGTTTCGGTAGACGAACTTCGACAAATTGAAACTGACACAAAGGAACGCCTTGGAAAACAATTTACCGAACAATACACTGCCGAAATTCAAGATAACAAAGATTTCATTCTCGACCGTCTGCCCTCAAAGAAAGCAAACCTCGAACGCATAGCACAAGCTGATGCAGCCGACGCTGCACGTGCCAAGGCCGAAATGGAAGAACGCCAACGTAAAGAAGCCAAAGAGCGAGAGGCAGAACGCAAACGCAGAGAAGAGGAAGAAAAGCAAAAGGCGGAAATGGCACGCCAGCAAGCTGAAATGAGCGGGTTATTTGCTGAGCAGGCTTCTATGCAGAGTTATCAACCCAAAGTAAAAGTCACTCAAAAGATAGAGCTACTTAACCCTGAAGGTATCATGCCAATACTCTCAATGTGGTGGAGTAAAGAAGGATGCACACTTTCGGTTGAAGAATTGAGTAAGTTGTTCAAGAAACAGATTACGTTCTGTGAAAAACTTGCTAACAAGGACAATGTCTATATTGAAAATGAGAGTATACAATATATTGACGATGTGAAAGCAAAGTAGCCATGAGTCACAATCCCGACACATATTATAGTCGTAGTGAGGTCAGTAACTCTGACCTCACCGAACTGAAAAATATTCTTCATCCTCGGATGCAGTTTGGTGATAAAGAAGCTGCATTTCGTTTTGGTTCATTGGTAGATGCAATTATTACCGAACCAGCACGAGTAGACTACTACCGACTGACAGTAGATGATGAACAATATACCGAAGATGAGTTCCGGCATGCACAAGAAATGCAGAAGGCACTTCGCATGGAAGCACGCCGCGATGAGTTCCTTTTTAAAGTGCTTGGTTATGCCGAAACACAGCGTTTTATGGTGAAAACACAACAACAGTTTACTTACTGCGGTTTTCCTTTTTCACTCGATACGCGATGTAAATGGGATTGGTGGATTGGTGGTTTTGGTGGTGATCTTAAAACCACATTCGCCTCAACACAACAACAGTTTGAAGAAGCTGTCGATTTTTTCGATTGGGACAGAAGTCGCGCCTGGTATATGGACATTGCTGGTTCTAATTATGATTTCATTTATGCCGTTAGCAAGAAAAACTGCAAAGTGTTCAAGAAGTTCATCAATCGAGGTGATGAAGTCTACAATCGAGGACGTGAGAAATATGAAGAGTTAGCATTTCAATATTGGTGTCTATGTCCACAGGAAGATTTATAACATTCGACATTATGTTACGCGGCATATTTGTATGTACTCTCCGGTTTCCACTCTATATGGCTGATAGATATGAAAACGGAAAGTTTATAGTGGACGAGAAAACACTAGTACGTTTTGTTGAAAGCAAAAGACCATCACTTAAAGGCAAACCTTATAATATTTGTTTCTAAAATGGATATATACTGCAAAGTTACTCAACATGGATTAGTTCCTCTGTATAATACAGATCTCGAACTAAAAAAACACTTGAAGGTAGGCAACGTAGTCAAGTGTAAAGTAAGCAATCCACGCAATTATGAGCATCACAAGAAATTTTTCGCTTTGGTACGCCTCACATTCGAAAACCTGCCTCTACCACTGGTCGAAAAATGGAAAATACATAACGAGCAGGATATGCTTCGTCGATTCAAACGTGACCTTGGCTATTTCACTAACACTCTCAATGAATACGGTGAACGTGAAATAGAATATCTCAGTATATCGTTTGCTGCCATGGAACAGCACGAATTTGAAAAGTTCTATAACCAATGCATTGACCTTGTTCTCAACGAATACATCAAGGGAATTGACAAGGAGGATTTAATCGCAGAAATAGAAGAATTTAAATGAAACCGAAAGTAGGACAATATTATTATGCTCCACACGGACGAGGATTCTGTATATACCGCTATACAGAGGTAACAGATGGTTTTCAATCAGCCTCTCCGGTACTTAGTGAACCGAAATTCTACGATCGCGAGAAAGCAAAAAAACGTGTTTACGAACTTAATGGATGGAAATACAACAATGAACGAACTCAAACATCATCTACGCGTTGAACCATACGACTACCAACGTGAAGGTATAGTTTATGGGCTGGAACACCGCCGTCTTATTATCGGTGACGAACCGGGATTAGGTAAAACATTGCAAAGCATCGGCATTGTTGATACAGCCAATGCATATCCTTGTCTTGTTATCTGCCCGTCCTCGCTCAAAATCAACTGGCAACGCGAGTTCGAAAAATTCACGGATAAATCTGCGGTCGTTCTTGACAATACTGTACGTACGACATGGAATTACCTGTTATCTATGGGAGTACATCAGGTAGCAGTGGTAAATTACGAAAGTTTGCGCAAATATTTTGTTTGGGACATCAAAGCGGAAAGTAAGCAGTTCCGTCTCAAAGATGTTGTATTCTGTCCTCAAATACAAATATTCAAGTCAATCATCATTGACGAAAGCCATCGTGTAAAAGACCCGTCAGCACAGCAAACAATCTTTACCAAAGGTTTGTCTGTTGGCAAGGAATGGGTAATACTCCTGTCGGGTACTCCTGTTGTCAACCGTCCAGAAGACTTGATAGCGCAGCTTTCTATCATGAACAGACTAAACGACTTTGGAGGTCGCGGAAAATTCATAGCCGACTATTGCACTGATCCGAAAGACAAGGATGCGGAACCGGCTGTACCACTTTCCGAACTATCTCGGCAACTCTATGATACTTGCATGATACGCCGTGAAAAAGCAAAGGTACTCCCCCAGCTACCTGACAAAACACGAGTAGACTTGTATGTCGATATATCCAACAGTGCCGAATACAATCTTGCAGCTTCCGATCTCGCTACATACCTACAAGAATATACAGAATGTACAGATTGGGAAATACGCCGTAAGATGCGTATGGAAGCACTGGTGAAATTCATGACGCTTCGTTCCTTGGCCACCAAAGGTAAAATAGCACAAGCTGTAGACTTTATCAAGACATTTCTTGACAGTGGCAAAAAACTGATTGTGTTCTGCTCGCTTCATGAGATTGTGGATGAACTGCAAAAGGTATTTCCGAAAGCCGTCACAGTTACAGGGCGTGATAGCGCAATAAACAAACAGGCTTCCGTGGATGCTTTCCAGAACAACCCCAATGTGCAACTCATCATCTGTTCCATTAAAGCAGCCGGTGTTGGCCTCACACTCACAGCTTCTTCAAATGTTGCTTTCATTGAACTTGCATGGACATATGCAGATTGTTGTCAATGTGAAGACCGTGCACACCGTATAGGACAAAAGGACAATGTAACCTGTTATTATCTGCTTGGTCGTGGTACAATCGACCATACGATATACTCCCTTATTCACCGTAAGAAATCCATCGCTTCCGAGATTATGAACTCTGACGATGATATTCCGACCGATGAAATGTATTTCAATGAATTGGTCAAATCATTCTTAACAGCATCGGGATAATGGAAGTATGCAAAACAGACATGCAGAAAATTATCAAATATCTTAATGACGCTGCAATAATGTATGACAATCAACCTGGACAACGTAATGTATGTCGCGCATGGGTAATAAGACAACTAATAAAAAAACTGAATAAAAAATTAGTAGTAACCAATAAATAAAGTAATATGAGAATCTATTTCGATATAATATTTGTGGTTTTAAATATCATTCTTTTTGCTATTAACTTTCGTTTTGCTTTGAAATCCCAATCATCTAAGTCATATCTGTGTGCCATCTTAGGAATGACTTTTGCCATTGCAGCTATAATTCTATCGTAACAAATAAATAATACTGAAATGAGCTTAGATGAATTTTTAGAAAAGTTTGAAGAAGCATTAGACCAATGCGACAGAGATGGAAATATCTATGTCTCCATACAAGTTCCACCCGGGACAAAATGTTGGGAAAACGATTGGACACAGTTTGAGGTAAACTGCATCAGTACTGATGGAACAACAATTTATTTACAATGTTCATAGTTGAATAGAATATGAAGAAAATAAATTTAAACAAGTTAAGAGACAAAGCATATAAAACCGCTTGTGAACACGGCTTCCACAATCAAGAATTGAGTAACGAGCACTGGCTTTGTCTTGTTATATCCGAATTAATGGAAGCTGTGGAAGCAGATAGAAATGATAATTGGAACAGGATCGCAAAAGTTGAACAATTCAAAAAGAAACTTGAAATAAGTCGTATATGCCAAGGACTTGACCCTGAAATATCAAAGGAACGAGGATATGAAGTTACATACAATACGTATATTAAAGGGTCAATTGATGAAGAATTGGCAGACGCTGTTATTCGCTTACTAGATTTGGCTGGATTACGAAATTTGAATCTTAACAGGTTTGCACTTGTCAATGTGGTATCCAAGAAGAAAACCTTTACGGAGAATCTTTATTCTATTATAAAAGATATTACAAATTATAAATACACATTGGAAGAGCTGGTTAATTATGCGATTACACAAGTATTTGCATTGTCGGATATACTTGATATTGATTTGCTCTGGCACATAGAACAGAAAATGAAGTATAACGAACTCCGTGAAAAAATGCATGGGAAGAAGTACTAACCCACAAAATAATAAATGCTATGGATAAATTTTATATGGTATTTGTAGAAGGATGCACCACTCCTGCCTACAAACATGAGAATTTGGAAAGCGCCGAAGATGAAGCGAAAAGACTTGCTACTCTTCTTAAGAAGAAAGCATACGTTTTATGTACAATAAAATCAGTTGAAGATACTCAATACAAAATTGAAGATTGTAGACCTAACGGAAGTGATTTACCATTTTAATAAAAATACAACAATGAAAAAAATTGAAATCGTTGAACACATCATCAACAACACGAACATTAGTCGTTCACAAGCTATTCAAGCCGTAGATTGCGTTTTTGATGCTATTAGGAATTCACTTTGTAGAGGTGAGAGTGTTTATATCCGTGGTTTTGCCACAATTAAGGCATACACCTCCAAAAGAAAGAAAGCACGGAATATTAGCAAGGGAACAACAGTTGTTATTCCAGCTCAACGCTCTGCCAAGCTCATCATTAGTAAACAACTTAAAACTCAAATGAACAGATGATGCACACATGGTTTGAATGTAAAATCCGTTATGATAAGGTAATTGAAAACGGAATGAACAAGAAGGTTACAGAACCTTATCTTGTCGATGCACTTAGCTTTACAGAAGCCGAAGCACGGATCATCGAAGAAATGACCCCATTTATCTCTGGGGAATTTACCATATCAGACATTAAACGTGCCAACTATAGTGAACTCTTCCCCAGCGACGAAGAAGCAGCCGACCTTTGGTTCAAGTGCAAACTTGTCTTCATCACCTTGGACGAAAAGAGCGGCGCCGAAAAGAAAACATCTACACAGGTACTGGTACAAGCCGCCGACTTGCGCGATGCGGTGAAAAAACTGGATGAAGGCATGAAAGGTACGATGGCTGACTATCAGATTGCATCCATATCAGAAACAGCAATCATGGACGTTTATCCATATTCTGCCGACGAATCTATAACGGACACTATCAGTGAAAATGCCAACTCTCCTGTGGTACGCAATTTCATACAATCATTGCCCGAAGGATGTAAAACAACAATAACAGTTGGAGGAAAGAAAGTCGTAGTCGACAAAACAGGAAAGGACACCGTCGTTACACCTAAAAATGAAAACAGCCATGACACTGGAAGAGATGCTCTCAAAGGAAAGAAAACAAAAAAAGAAGCAAAAACATAACGATGAGGAACACCGCATACAATGCGCTTGTGTAAAGTACTTCAATTTGAAGTATCCAAAGTTGAAAGGTAGACTATTCGCCGTACCAAATGGTGGCAGACGTGATGCTGTAACAGCAGCAAAACTTAAAGCCGAGGGTGTAGTAGCCGGTGTATCCGACCTGATCCTATTGAAAAGTAATCGTGATTATGGTGCGCTACTCATTGAAATGAAAAAGAAAGACGGCTATCAATCCCCATCGCAAAAACAATGGCAAAAGATGATCTGTGAAAACAGAGAATACAAATATGTTGTATGCCATTCGCTAGATGATTTCATTCGTGAGGTGGATGAGTTTCTAAAAAATGCAGAATTATGGGACGAAATGTAAAAAAAGGGCTCGACTATTTCCCTTTTGATGTTGACTTTTTTCAGGACATAAAAATAAGGAAACTGATCAAGTACCAGCGTGGCAAGGCTGTCACTGTATATGCTCTCCTGCTTTGTCTTATCTATAAGAATGGGTATTACATGTTGTGGGACGAAGAGTTGCCCTTCATATTATCGGAACAAACCGGTTTTGAAGAAGCGTATATACAGGAGGTCGTCAAATGTTGCCTGGCGCTAGGGTTGTTTTCTAAAGAACTCTTTGATAAGGAAAAAGTTCTCACTTCAATCGGAATACAAGAACGCTATAAACGAATATGTGATGATTGCAGAAGAAAGTGTGAATTTTCAGAGTTTAACCTTATTTCTTCCGAAGATAAACGCATTTCTTCCGAAGAAAAGCCCAAAAACTCCGCAGAAAGTACACAAATAAAAGAAAAGGAAATAAAAGAAAAGAAAATACCTCCTCAAACTCCCCCTAACGGGCTCGTTTCGTCGAACAGAGGAGGAAGAATAACTTCGTCTCCTTCTTCTGAAAAATATTTTGATATTAAGGCAGAATTGCGTGGTAAACCGGGTATAACAGAAAATGACGTATGGGAAGCTATGCGCCTTGCCGAAAACGGTAAAGAATCATCTATCGGCACGGGGCTCATCAAGCAATGGTTAGACAACCCCTCAATGTGTGACTTCTATATAATCATCCAAAATCTACAAAGAATGGAACGTGAAGGACAAATAAGGGTAATGTCTCATGAAAACTACTTTGTGTATGTTTTTCTGTTAATGAACCTGACAAAATCCGATGCTGATTCAGTTCGCCTATATATCCAAGACCCGATACTGTTCGAAGAATGTAAAAAGCTGATTGCCGAAATTAAAAAAGGTGGCATCAACCAGCCCGGCAGATTTCTGCTCAAAAAGCTAAGAGAATGTCAAATGAGTATTAATAAACAAAATCTAAAATGAAATTAGTTCATGGCAGTTTATTCAGCGGCTTTGACGCCCCCAGTATTGCAGCTTCATGGATGGACTGGCAAAATGCCTTTCACTGTGAGATAAACCCTTTTTGTAACGAGATACTAAAATATTGGTTTCCTGATTCAGAACATTATGAAAATATTACAAAAACAGACTTTAGTCAATGGAAAGGAAGAATCGATGTCCTCACAGGCGGATTTCCTTGCCAGCCTTTCTCCCTCGCAGGTCAGAGAAAGGGAGCGGATGATAACCGCTACCTCTGGCCGCACATGCTCCGTGCTATACGAGAAATCCGACCCGCTTGGGTTATTGGTGAAAATGTTGCTGGAATCCTCACGATGGTTCAGCCCGGCAAGGAGACTGAAGTGGGAAGCCAAACCTCTCTTTTCGGAGAAGATAACCGAAAAAGAATATTGCTACGACAAGAGTATGTTGTCGAAACCATCTGTAAAGACCTTGAGCGAGAAGGATATTCCGTCCAACCGTTGCTTATTCCGGCTTGTGCCGTCGGAGCGCCCCACAGAAGAGACAGAGTGTGGTTTATTGCCCACTGTACAGACTCAAGGCCTGAAGATATGCGACGAGAACGGGAAGACAAGGTTCTATCCGATGGAATTGCTCCCGACACCAATGGCAAGCGATCCAACAACCGGAGCGATGATTGGAAAGAACGACCATTTTATTACAACAGGAAATGGAACTCCGAGGAAGATCAATCAAAACGGGATAAACGGAAGTGTAAGACTTGCAAGAATGGTTCAGTTGCTGCCGACTCCCAATGCTCGGGAAGCGGACAAATACAGCAAAAAATACAATCCAAACAGTCAGATGGGAACAGCTTTGACCGCAATGGCAGTGAATGGGATGTTGCCTACTCCAGTACGCCGAGATTATCAGCCATCCGTCTCCCCTCAAACACTGAAACGGAAGGATGGAAAGATGAGAACGGACAGCCTCTGCAATCTTCCAGTAATGCTAGGGGAACATTGCTTACAGAATGGTGGCAGAACTTCCCAACTCAATCCCCTATTTGTCGAGGAAATGATGGGGTTCCCTTTAATGTGGACAACCTTACCATTCCTTTCACAAAATGGAGACAAGAATCAATTAAAGGATACGGAAACGCTATAGTTCCACAGGTGATTCTTGAAATTTTCAAAGCGATTGAAGAAATAGAACAATTAGAGTAAAACTTAGAATAGTAATGAGCAAAGAAAGGTTACAAGAGATAGCAAAGGAATTGGCAAATAATGCCAATATGCCGTACTGCTGGGAAGATGTCTACAATCGTTTGATTGGCGGTTATCCTCTTCCGTTTAAAGTAGAAGTCAAATAGAGTAAAACTAGAATAAATATGAGTGAGATTAACAAGAAGAACATTCCGCCTAAATACAAAGTTCCATTACAAGGAAAAATGAATAAAGGTGTGTTTGATTGCATTAATTCTGGCTGGGGTGGTAATTGTTCAAATCCAACTTTCCATAGACAAAATGAGTATTGTGTTGTTGAGGATATTATCGGTTTTGCAGAATCGCAATGGGGAACTATGGTAGTTTGGGAATGTAAAGGATGTGGTCAGAAACAATTCTTTCATTTACGTGAAAATGAGAATAATGGAATTGATTATGTGAAGATGTTCCATGATTGGAAAACAACAGGAAAATATTAACCATAAAGCAATTAACATGAAGATAATAGTAAGTTTTTCCGGTGGTAAGGATTCACAAGCCTGTCTAATCCAAGCCGCCAAACGATACGGAACCAATAAAATAGAAGCCGTTTTCTGTGATACAGGCTGGGAACATCCTGATACCTATCAACACATAACAGATACTTGTTCTCAAATGGGTGTTAAATTAACCACGCTAAAATCAAAGCATGACTTTGTCTCTTTAGCAGTGTATAAGAAACGTTTCCCATCTACCAATGCCCGGTTCTGTACTTCAGAACTAAAGATGAAACCCATGATTGACCATGTACTTTCGCTTAATGAAAGCTGTATTATCATTCAAGGAATTAGAGCTGGTGAAAGTGCCGCACGTGCTGCAATGGAGGATGAATGTATGTACTTCAAATCATATTTTCAACCTAACAGGAATGGGAAAAAAGAAACTTATCGGAGTAAAGAGGTTAGGGAATGGTGTTCAAAATACGATGCTTCCGTTATCCGCCCTATTTTTCGTTGGACTTCACAGGAGGTTATTGATTGTATTCTAAATGCCAGACAAAAGCCGAATCCACTTTACTATAAAGGATTTTCTCGTGTTGGTTGTTTTCCCTGTATCATGTGCCGGAAACGTGAAGTGTTGCAGTTAATGCAGGATGAACCAATGAAACAAAGGCTGTTAGATGCAGAACGTCTCATGCGTGAAAAAACAGAACGTGGCTCCACTTTCTTTCCACCGACCTACATCCCGAAATACGCATGTACAAACCGACAATATCCAACGGTTGAAGATGTCTTCAAGTATGTAACCGATAAGAATGCCACATTAGACGCTTTTGAACCGGAAGGCGGTTACGCTTGCATGAGCATGTTTCATGGATTGTGTGAGTAATGGAATTTAATTCAAAACAATAAGTTACTATGAGTAAAACAAAAATCATATTAGATGCCTGTTGTGGAAGTCGAATGTTCTGGTTTGACAAACATAACCCGAACACTTTATTTGTAGACAAACGTTGCGAAACCGTCACAACTAAAGATAGAGATAAAATCAGAAGCATAGAAGTGAAACCTGATATTGTAGCTGATTTCACAAACTTACCATTTGAAGATAATTCTTTCTATATGGTAGTATTTGATCCACCACATCTTAAAACACTTGGTGAAACTTCATGGATGGCAAAAAAATATGGAAAACTCCCTACAAATTGGCAGGAAGTGATAAAAGCAGGTTTTGATGAATGTATGCGTGTTCTAAAGCCAAATGGCACCTTAATATTCAAGTGGAACGAAAGCGAGATAAAAGCTGTTGAGATATTGTCTCTTATCCCTTATAAACCGCTATTTGGTCATACTACAGGAAGACAAAGTAAGACAATATGGATGTGTTTTATGAAATTACCAATTAATGTATAACCGAAAGTTATGAATATAGGACTAATCGACGTTGACGGACATCACTTCCCCAATTTTGCATTAATGAGATCATCTGCATACTATAAGGCGAAAGGTAATCAAGTAGAGTGGGCTACTCCTTTTAATAGATATGATAAAATCATGGCAAGTAAGATATTCACTTTTACTCCAGATTTCAATTACTTGACCTTACAAACTGATATATTAGAAAAAGGAGGAACTGGATATAACATAAAGAAACAATTATCATGTGAAATTGAAAGCAGTACATTGATGGATTATTCTATATATCCGCAGTATGACTTCTCCCTTCAATTTTTTTCACGTGGTTGTATCCGGAAATGTCCTTTTTGCCTTGTGAGAGAAAAAGAAGGATATATTCAGCCTGTTAATCCGGTTGATTTGAATCCACGAGGTAGATGGATTGAAGTTCTGGATAATAACTTCTTTGCTAATCCAGAATGGAAAACAGCTATAGATTATCTGATAAAAGCTGGACAAATGGTTAATTTACATGGTGTTGATGTTAGAATCATGAATGAGGAACAAGCATTTTATTTGAGTAAGTTGAAATTGAAAAGAAGAATCCACATAGCTTGGGACTTGCCTTCAATTGACCTTACAGATAAGCTCAAAGAAGTGACAAAATATATCAAACCTCGCAATTTGTCTTGTTATGTTCTAGTCGGCTTTAACTCAACAATTGAACAAGATATGTATCGGTTAAATCGACTTAAGGAGTTGGGCATCTCTCCTTTCGTACAGCCATACCGAGATTTTAATAATAATCGCAAACCAACATTATACGAAAAGGATATTGCACAGTGGGCTAATAAACATCAAATATTCAAATCTTGTGATTTTGCGGACTTCTCACCACGAAAAGGATTTAAGTGCGAATATTATTTGAAACAATTAGAGTAAAACAAAATAGAATATGAATGAGGCTGATAAATATGCTTTTGAACAAATAAAGCAACAGTACGGTATGCCATTCTTACAGATCGGCATGAATGCGATAGTAAACAAAAACGCAGTGAAAGTTATCGGAATATCCTCTGGTGGTCTAAAAGGCAAGTTAGTTAATTATAATAAGATAGTTCATTTTCACCCAACTTGGGAAACTGCTTACTATAATGAAAAGTGGGAGGTTGTTAAAGATTATAGAACAAAATAAATTAGATATGAGTGAAAACAATAAACCGTGTCCTCAATTCCCATATTGGGGCGCAAGCTATCCAGATGCATGTTGTGTCGATGGTAAATTACAGGATTTAGATTACTGTGATGAGAATGGTAATCTTTATGATAAGGGAGAGGATGTTCCATGTCCGTTTTGTAGAACAGAAGAATTTATTGAGTATGACCCGTTTAGTTGGGTAGATCATTTTTGTGAGGAAATGGAAGAGAATGGCGATGTCATTACCGATTCTATGGAGCAGTGTGCTAAACAAAAGGCAAGGAAGGCTTATTTGGATTGGATTGAGAAAGTTAGAGAAGTATATGGCTAATAACAAGATAGATATGAATAAAAAAGAAATCATACGAACCATTAGAACCTTTAAGAAAGCCCTAAAAAAAGGTAGTCCTAAAACAGTATGGAGCTCCAGTTGTTGGGACACTCATGAAAAGCTATACCCCATTGATGAAATAGCCGCCCGTTTTTTACGAAGGAAAGGTTATAATGTACAAATTGAGATATCCGATAATACAGAATGTCCCTCTTATTCGTTCGGTTACATACGATTCTATCGTTATGTAATAATCAGTTTTAACCAATATCAAAACTAAGACAATTATGAAAGCAATAACAATAAAACAACCGTGGGCATCCTTGATAGTCCATGGTATTAAAAACATCGAGAACCGTACTTGGCCGTGCCCTAAGAAATACTTAGGGCAAAGGGTATTGATTCATTCAAGTGTGTGTCATGGGAAGCAATTTAAGATAAACTTAACCGATGAACAGATGAAACAAGCTTTCTCTCTGATTTCAGAGAAAAGTATTTCCGGTCAATGGGAGTTTGGCGCAATCATCGGCAGCGTTGAAATAGTGGATTGTGTACAGAATCATTCATCTATCTGGGCTGAAAAAGAAGTTTATAACTGGGTGTTAGCTAATCCTATTATCTACAATGAACCTATCGAAAATGTAAAAGGGAAACTATCTTTCTGGGACTATCCCGGTATCAAAGAAGTAAGTATTGAGTGTCCGGAATGTGGCAGTATAGAGATAGCAGTTGAAGATTATACAACAGCCCCTTTTCCAACTTATTTGCATAGGTGCAATAAGTGTGAACACGTAATTATGGAAAGTGAATGGAATATAACAAGATAATAATGAAAAAAATACTACTAGTATGTGTTATTCTTGCTCTAACAGCCGGATGTAGCACAAAGAAAGTTCCATATGCGACTTTCAAAAGAGAATATAAAGAAAACCGCTTTACAAAACAATTTCAGGAAGCAGACTCAATATTTAAAGAAAAATATAAATATAGATAACAATGGATGCAAAAACACTCTTTATCAAAGTTGTCCAGATGCGCAAGGCGCAAAAAGCATATTTTAAATGTCGTACTCAATCAAACTTACGAATTTGCAAAGCACTCGAAGCCGAGATTGACCGGGAGATCGAACGTGTTAATAGCATCATCTCTCCTCCCAAGCAACCGCAACAGAAGAATTTATTCACAGATTTAAACCAATAGAAATAGATTATGAACTCAACTGTATTAAAAGAAATTATTGCGTTCCTCTTCGGACGCAAATATTATGCCAATATCGTGGCTACCAAAGGTACAACCAAACAGGAAATCTGTTCCTACATTTTTGCCACAAAGGAAGCTGCCAAACAACACAAATTGGAAATTGAAACAACCCTATCGTTTACTTTTGTTGAAACAGTTACATTTCGTTCACGTCGGGTACACCTCAACCAGTCAGTAAAAAGTTAAACTACAACAGCTAATCATTCATCATACTTTCGTACTATGATTATCAGTAAATTAAAATTATGGTGGCAATCACTTCTGTTTTATGTGATTGCCGACCCTACCGACAATTCTATAACGCTTTCCAAACGACTGTTCTTGCATATCAAGAATAATGCCAGGAAGAGTGATGCAGCACGTGTATTCGTTTTCCGTATTTCTGGAGATAATACATTCGGATTCATAATCGATCCAGCTATTAAACAAGCAACCCAAATGTGCGATATTCAGTACAACGACAAATATAAATGCATAGGATTTGAAACGCTCTGTCCGTCAGTTGGCCGCATCCTTTATGAATATGGACTATCCGATAACTGTCGAGTAAAATTGTCCGTATCAGTTCAGAAAACTCCACAAGGAAAAACCTATTATAAATTTGACAAGCCATGCAAAGTATACTAGGAAACACTCGAAAAGCTGATATCATCTTTTACGCATCAGGACGGATAGATATTAGTGCTCATGTCGCAAAACATCTCCAGCTTTCACGCGGAGATGTTGTAGACATAATGATCGACCAAGATGAATTTTACCTTTACGTCAGATTTCGATCACCTATAAATGGAAGACATGAAGCAATGGTATTCCCTACAAACAAAATGGGAAATCATTTCAGGACATCATCAAGTAGGCTTTGTGCGGCAATCCTCCGAGAATGTAGAACTACAGATAAAGCGAAATTATGCGTAGGAGAGCCTGTGGAAAGCCAATACGGCACATTATTGCCAATTATCACTAAATACCTTTTGTAATATGATTAAAGAGATTAAGTACAATGGATATTCTGCCAATCCATCAGATTACGAATGTGCAGATGGTGACTTGTCAGTTGCAATGAATCTTATTCCTGAAGATGGAGTATTAAAAGGCATTCAAAAGCCTCAATGTTTATTCACTCTCCCACAAGGGAAAAAAGTGATATACATACACAATATCTCGGTATATAAACATTACATAATCTACGATACTGAATCCGACACCTTACAATGGTTATCCTCCAATGACATTGATAAGCAGCCCGAAGATATAGTATCTATCTCCGGAGAACTCTATCAGGTAACATCACTTGGAAACACATTAATCATACTCACATCTGAGGGCATAATTTATGCCCTCTACAAGTCTGGAACATACGTACTCATGGGAAGTAACCCAGTATTTCCATCGCTCTCTTTCCGATTAAGAGCATCTATGGGAAACTCTGATATGTTATCTGCTAGTTTCCCGGGGTTCAATATGGTTGGTTCTTTAGGTTCGTTTCTTCTCTCAACAGAAGCCAGCCAAGCTGTAAGAGACACCGTACTGGCATATACCAATAAATGTACTGCCGATGCTAAAACTGCAGGACTATTCCAATATCCATTCATGATAAGATATGCTTACCGTATGTATGATGGAACTCTCAATTACATTTCATCTCCTGTAAAAATATACCCATCATACGGCATACCTTACCTCGTACATTATACAGGTTATGAAGCGAATAATGGTCTATATACCAAATTCAATATGGTCGTATCATATGTTACCTCGAGATTATATTACGAGATAACAAATTTCGACGAAGTGAAAGAATCCATCTCTGAATGGGGGGAATTAGTCAGAAGTATTGATATATTCATCACTCCCCCACTCTATACAGTCGATCAGGATAACATGTGTAAATCAATATCCCCATATGGATTTTTAGGGCCATTTAGCGGCTCATCTGCATATTTAGAATATTGCGCCAACTCCGGGAATGAAAATGTTAATGGAAAATTAATATATCGACGTCACAACGCAAATGAATCAATCAATTCCAACCAGCTTTTCTTTGGAATGTCAGGTAAATCACTTGTAGACGACGATTCTTCATTACCACTCTATCTTATCTCCTCTATTGACGTAAAGAAAATACAATCGGGAGAGAATATCGTTTCTATCGAGAATGGGGCACTTAACTCACTCGAGTCAAAAGAGGTAATGGAGGGAGATAGTAACTTAACCGGAACAATTGTTGCAAAGTATGCATTTCCATACAACGCGCGCCTAAATCTGACCGGAGTAACTATCATCCCTCCGACTTTCCCACTAGAGTCTTGTTTCCAGTATGCTAATGGAGAGTATGATGACGAGACTAAAAAAGCTATTGAAAAAACATATTCCTATAAAGCGTACATCTTTATTGAAGCCGAGAAGCGAAAAGTTATGGTACACTTCCTCTCCGGTATACAAATGAATATCGTTGACTCATACTTTTTCTATCCCAATATCAATGCAAAAGAGCTTATTATTGAACGTATAGATAACAATGGAGTAAAATCCTATTCATATAGCAAATTACATAAACATGAAACACTTAACGGAGTGTACGGAAGCATCAACACAAGTTTCTCTAGTACCCCTGATATGAGTCTCATTACTGACACAGAAATCGGAATCCCATATCTCAATAAAATATATACTTCTGACGTAAACGATCCTTTTTCATTTCCCGCTCTCGGAGTCTGCACTGTTGGAGTAGGCACAATCATTGGACTTAGTTCAGCTGCAAAGGCTTTATCACAAGGCCAATTTGGGCAATTCCCCCTTTACTGTTTTTCTACTGATGGAATTTGGGCCCTCGAAGTTTCTTCTACCGGTTCCTATTCTGCCCGTCAGCCTATCACGCGTGATGTATGTGTTAATTCCGATAGTATAACCCAGATTGATAATGCTGTACTATTTGCAACAGATCGTGGTATTATGCTTATTAGCGGTTCTACAAGCCAATGTATTTCGGATATTTTGGACAGTGAATTGGCTTTCTCTATCAATTCTTTACCCCATTTGAATAAATTGGTTAATAATACAAGATTTAATTCAGTAGACTTTCAATTTCTAACTTTCCGCGAATTTCTAAAAACATGTAGGATGATTTATGATTATATACACCAACGTATCATCATTCACAACCCATCATGTACCTATGCCTACTTGTATTCTATGGATAGTAAGCAATGGGGAATGATGCATAGTAACATCATGAGTGGTTTAAACTCCTATCCTGATGCACTCGCTATGACTTCAGATAATGATCTCGTTAATTTCTCACAGCCTGATGACACAATAGAACCTATTACTGCATTGGCTGTCACTCGTCCGTTCAAAATAGATGATCCAAACATGTTCAAAACGATAGACACCATCATACAACGCGGATATTTCAAAAGTAGCCACATCTCACAAGTTCTATATGGCTCAAATGATTTATTCAACTGGCATGCAGTATGGAGCAGTACCGATAAATATATGCGAGGGTTCCATGGCACACCATACAAAGCATTCCGACTTGTACTAATATGCAAACTAGACAAATCTGAAAGTTTGTTGGGGTTTACCGTCCAATTCAGCCCTCGTATGCTTAATAAACCAAGATAGCTTACATAGGTTAGTTTTTATATTAAGGTTAAGAAAGATTGTTAACAAAAGAGCCGGAATGCGTGATGTACTCCGGCTCTTCCTTTTATCAGAAAGGTTTCAACTTTCGTTTTATTTTACCCTTTCTCGACATAAGCGATGTCTGTATCTTAACTCTGATACTCATTATCTTCTCCTCCCAGTTAGACTTACTACTTGGATTCGTTATACTCATCCAATCTGCAAGTACCTTACAGATAAGATACTCGTGTATCAGATGTTTTAGTAGCTTCACCGTGGATAGAGAAAAATCCTCCGGTAAAGTGAGAACAATATGATATTCTTCGGGAGCTACAAGAATATCATCAAGAGTTTCCTGTTCGTCCGAGATTTCCTCTTTGGTATATGGATACAGCATTTCCACACATTCTGCATGGGTAAGATTGAGTACACGTGTAACCCGGTTCACATTACCACTTTGTCCAATATCAAACACCTGATGCCGGGCATGTTCATTCTCCGTTTCCATAATGTCACCCTCCACAAAGGAGTAGTTCTCTACGTCATAGAGTAACTCTGAACGTTTGAATGTCAGCGTTACTGTTTTTGTCTGCTGGGGTTTCTTACAACAATATCCCATGAAAATACATTAAGAATAAGTCGGTCTTTCAGGTCGGCTACGTTTATAAAGCGCACGTTTTACATTCTCTAAACTTATCGTCGAATGCTGCATGTATGAAGCTGCATCTTCCGGGTTGGTAATGGCAAACCAATCTCCCAAAGCCATATCTACAAGATAAGCATGAATGCCATTGCCCAACGCATCAGCCGAAGAGTTGTTGTAGTTACTTGGCAACTCGAATGCAAGTTCTAGTACACCATTATCATCAATTTCTTTTGCAATCAGATTATTGCTTGTACTTTTGTCTTCTGAAAGATATTCTCCAAGCAGACTCTTTAAGGATGAAAACGCATTTGCCAATGAACGACGGATTTGGTAACTGTTTTCCTCATCATCACTCGCTTGCATATTAGAGGCGGCTTCATAATTCTTTTTACCCTCTGCCTCACGCGCCTGCCCAGTCAAATATGCCTTGTTCTGAATATCATAAACAAGCTCTTTAACCTGTTGGGTCACTGTCAATGTTTTCTTGTTTTCTGCCATAATAAATAAAGATTAAAAATAATTCAATTGTACGTAGGACGTATAGGACGTTTTTTAAAAAATGCCTTACGCATGACGTCCTCCATATATATAGCCGCTTCCGTTGCATATCCGGTTGCTTCTTCTTTATTGGTAAATGTGTACCATTTTGCCGTAATACTCATAACAAAAAAAGAGAACAAACTTCTATTCATGCTCTCGGTTAAAGCCTCATCAAATGAACTCGATACCCCCAACGAAAGCTGGTATTCTCCGCTTGCCTCAATCTCATTAAGAAGTATTTTCTTCAGACTGTTGCAGACGGTATTCTTACTTTCATTCCAAAACCGTTCAAGCATACTTTTATCTTCGTCCGTTGTAAAAATACGATCGTATGCGTGTTCATCCTCCATTTTTGCACCGGTGTATGATGTCGTCTGCGCGACTTCTTCATATACCTTCTCTTTATTAACAGTCAATGTTATATCTATCATAATCAGAAATCAAACAAGTTATACGATAAACCTACACTAAGACATGGGGTAAACTGAGGTGTTCCTCTTAATGTCACCCCATACCCCACTTGAAAACTGATACCAAACCGTTTTCTCTTAGGTTTGGGGTAGTTATCGGTTATGGTTAGTACATCACGTTGGGAAAAAAGTATCAAACTATCAAGTTGAGGATTAAAGCCACTTACATAAGCCCGATATTTATCCGTCTCGTACATCTTCTTCGTAATAGGTATTTCAACTTCAATACTATCAGTTTTCCCACTTGGCAATTTGGCCGTATCTGTTACAGTTGGTTCGTGGGTTAGACTATCCGGTTTTGCAATGGGAAGCACCTGCGTGATGTAATTAATAACAGTACTATCCTTCGTTACGGGCTTGTAATACGGTATGGTATCGACAAAAGTTATTTTTGTGGTATCATTTATCGATAGCTCCTTATTCGATGCACAAAAACGCACATTAAAAAACAGCGATACGATAAACAATACCACAAATAAAATTGCTGCAATATCCTTAATCCGTTTTACCATATTTCTGAACGTATCTGATTATTGCATCTACGTGCGTCTTAATGATTGCTTGTTTCCCCTCATCGGAATTTAAGTAATCTACATCTTCCTTATTGTCTTGGAAGAAATTTTCCGTAAGTACAGCCGGGCATTTGGTTTTACTCAGTATGTAGAAGTTTTCTTCCCAATCAGGATCTCCGTCCGAATTGTCTTTGCGAATTTTATGTCCGATGAAGTTTTTTTCAGCTTCCTCGTACATCATGGTGGCCAATTCATCAGCTTTGGTTTTACCTTTGCTTGTGTATGCAGACCATCCACGAGCATTCATCCACTCGCTACCGGAACCAGAAGCATTACAATGAATGGAAACAAGTAGTACATTTTTTGCTCCAACCCGGCCACAGGTTTCATTCACTCGTCTTGCACGTTCGTCCAAAGGCACATCTATTGTTTCACGTACAATAACCTCCACATCATAACCTTTCAATTTCAAATCACGTTCAATAGCTTTTGCTATGTCACGTGCATATAAATACTCACGCAACTTTCCATCAGGCGAACGTTTTCCCGGTGTATTTTCTCCATGTCCGTTGTCAATTAGTATTTTCATTTTCAATTATTTAAATTATGGTAAAAATCAAGTTTTATATTGTCATATACAGCTTTAACATTGGTATAAGCCCTACCGTTGTTCGGTCCGGTTTCATTGTAGATTTCACCCTCAACAACCTTTGCCACCCACTCCACCCATTCCGGATTACAGTATTCAGATAGCCTTTTACCTCTAAAACGGAAACAATCAAATCGGCTGTTACGATCTTCATACATATTATTCAGAAGAGTTCTTATTTTCGCTTTGGTAGCCTCCTTATTGGCTATATGGTTTTCTTCCCTTATCCTTTTAATCAGGCGGCAGACCTTTTCCATTGACAAATCAAAGAATACATTTGATATTGTCTTTACTCTCAATTGGGTTTCTGAGACAAGGCCTTCAGCAATATCAATCATCGTCTCTCCGTTTTTTGCTGCGATCTCCTGTACTTCCTTCAATTGTTTTGAATAGTCAGTCAGAATACTTTCTATGACAGTTCTGAACCAACGGAAACAGGCTATCATTAGCCCGGATGCAAGAACGAGGAAAATGGCACAAATTATTATCATTATGCCATAATCGCTGATACCTTTTGCCATTTGCAAGGCTTCAGTTGTTGTATTCATAAAACAGTATGTATTGTATAGCCTATCGCAACTCCGCCCACCGTTAACCCAAAATCAATCCAATCCCATTTACCACCATACGCTCTGTCTTTATATTCCAAAGCACCTGCAGTTAAAACTCCAGCATACATTGCGGTAAACCAACCAAAAGCAAATATGCCGATAATCAATCCTCCTACAAGGTGTTTCCACCTGTTGCTCACGCTGAGCCATTTAATCAACTTTTTCATTGTTACTGCTATTTAAATTAAAAACTGTCCAATCTACATTGTCTTTCTCTGCCCAGCCACTTTGTACTGTTTCTATCACATATAGACTCGCCGCTTGAGAGAACGCAACAAAATCACTTGCATTCTCAAAAGTTTGGTAGATGGGCGTACCATCTTCCTGCTCATTGATTTTTAAAGTAAGTGGATAAGGGATATTTCCGCTACGCTCTATAGCAGCAAAATTCAATTGATTTTCAGCAGATAAGTATATCGGCTTTCCATTCCATATAAAGCCGTTCACGATCTTCTCTTGCGTGGCAGTATTTATAGTAGAGATAATAAGCTCCTTAACTTCGGAAAGTGTTGGGTTATGGTCAAATGTATGTCGGTACTCCCAACCGCTTTCACTTGCCTCATCATCCTTTCCAAAGCCATAAAATAATACCCATTTGGTTCGGCCTATATGTATAAGCCCATCCTGCCGCTGCTTTGTGCCGTAAATCTTTTCCATCTTTATGAATTTTGATTTTCAACAAAAGTAGCGGATGAGATGCGGATTCGTATGTTATCTTTTACCTGTTAGGTGAAATTATACTTTCGTTTACCTCCGTCGAAGACTTCACCTTTAATTATTGTCTCAAACGGAAATCCATCCTCAATGTCACTGACTTGATCTAAAATTCCCTTCATTTCTGCTGAAGCCGTGAAGAACTTTCCCCATTCTTGTTTAGCAGGATTGCGAAATGATACCAAATATCTGTTCTCACCTTCTTTGGTGTCTATACCAGTTTCAAAATCATGTATTTCAATAGGGATGTTTACTATATCACTCAATCGTGTCACTTTACCTGGAAAGCGTTTCTTTCCGTCAGCTGGGGTGTATGTTACACCCATTTCTGAAAACTTCTTCATATTCTTTTTTGTAAGTATATAAAATAGATGCTTGCAATCGGCGTGGCAAGCCATACCTTTAAATGATCCAATTATTTGTTGTCTACGCTTTCGGGATTTCAATTTAGACAGTTTTCTAGCAGCATTTACTTTTATCCGTTTCCTTAACAGAGTATGGCTACCATAATTTACATACCCCAGAGCATCCATACCAGCAGATATAGGAGCAACTCTCTCACTTGATTTTATCGTAAGCCCCATCTTATCTGCTTCGATGTGCAAGCAGTCACGTAACCTCCATAACTCGCGTTTACTTTCTCCAAGAATAAAAATGTCATCGCAGAATCGAAAGTAATATCTTGCTCCATGCACATCGATCATCCGGTGGTCAATATCATTGTGATAAAGATTACCGAGGAATTGAGATGATCGCAATCCCTTACTGATACCACATTCTCCATCAGGATAGAGTGCCTTTACAAAATTTTCAAGAATGGGTAAAAGAAGAGGATCGCCTACATATCTTTTAATAATAGAAATTAAAGTTTCGTGATTAATACTGTCATAATATCCTTTGTAGTCGCTTTGATAGTAATATTTGAGATTAGGATTTTCTGCTATTGCAGCTTGTATCTGATGAAACAACCCATGCGGGCCACGCCCCTGTATGGAAGCAGCGGTAGTTTCTATCAATAAAGAAGAAAGTCGATTTTCCAACGGTTCCATAATAGCATTACTCCCAATGCGTTCTATGACCGAAGGAGCTTGTACTGTTCTTACTTTCGGGCCATCTTCAGTGAGAAATGATTTAAGGTTCTTGATACGGAATGTACCATTACCAATTTGGTTTTTCAACGTTTCAAATATTTTTCCTTTATTTGTCACATAACGAATCATTCTTGGAGAACATTCGATACCGTCTATGATAGTTTTCGGCATAGCCCTGTTCCCATTTCGAGCATCTGCATTTCGTAGATTCGCCATGACACGCTTAAATGAGCGTTCCAAATTTTCGTCTGATATAATTTCCGGTATAAGGTTATATAACGGATAACTGACCAGAGGTATATTTCCGGTCAGTTTAAATAAATCATCAATTTTACAGACCGCCTTCCGGTCTCGTGGGGAGAAGTCAAGCCACTCCCCACATATGGTTAATGTTATGTTCCGGCTTTCCATAAAATATATATATTATATTATTATGCTGTTGCCGAGGTTCTAATCCCTCGGAGAATATCGGTGGTAATCTCGTACCTTATATAGAGTCTCCGATTAGTTTAACCAACAGAATTTCAGCCGCGCCCCGTAGTTCGTGTTCGAGTTCGAAGATGCATTGTTCGCGTTCGCATAAGCGAGACCGCTGTTCGCATTCGAGTTGTTGCCAGACCGCAAAACACAACGGCGCGTGGGATTGTCCACCTTCTATGTTTTAAAGAGTTATACTTCCAAAACCTGCAATACTTAAAGAGGCCTCCATCCCCATTGCTCTGAATACACGCGCAACAGTCGAAAGTGTCAGATTCCTACCACTTTCTATTTTCGACACCTGTGCACGCTGAACACCAATCTTCTGGGCTAGTTCCTCTTGTGTCATATTTTGGGATTTCCGGGCTTTCTTAATAGCCTCACCGATAAGGAACGACTGCAATTCAGCCTCATATTTATCCCTATGTGGTGTCCCGACTTTCCCAATGTGCTTATCCTTAACTTCATCAAGGGTATAAAATTTAATCGTTTCCATATCACTATTTTTTTGAGTTGAAATACAATTTTCTAATAGCTTCCGCTTTGTTAATCTCTTTACTTGGGGTCTTTTGTGTCTTTTTGACAAATCCATGCGTAGCAATAACTAATGTTTCCGCATCAGTATCCCAAAAAGCCAACAAACGATATTGAATACCTTTATAAAGAGTGCGGAACTCCCAAATATCCGTACCATCCAATTTTTTAAAAAGGTCTTTGTCCATATATCCATTGGCAACCTTATCTACATTATAAACGATCTTGTCTTTAATGTCTTGGCGCAAAGTATCAAGAAAGGCATCTGCCTCGCTTGACATTATCACTTTGAATCTTGCTTTCAATTCCAT